GATCCCATAGTGTCTTACAATGCCAATAAAATTAACAATGCATGGGAAATTAAAGATTGGAAATTCCGTGCTTATCCGTTCGATGCTAACAAATTAGAATATTCCTACGATTCCGATAAAATCAATTGTGTCATTAATACCAGCACCGAACATTTTAAATCTAAATTTTGGTTTAATTTAATTCCAAAAGGAACATTAGTATTACTCCAAGGCAACGATCTTAAAATTGATGATCACGTTTCTAGGCCTAAATCGTTAGAACATTTTGTTAGTCTATATCCAATAAATGATGTTAAATTTTCTGGAACTATGAATTTTCAATTTAAAAACATGTCCTATAATAGACATATGATCATTGGTATCAAATGAATAAACTCAAAGTAAATCCCTTAAATGTATTTAAAATACGTAAGGTTTCCTTCCCAGCTTATCATTTTTTTTATACAAATGAACTTGTTACATCTGATCTAAAAAAAATTGATCAATGGATGTATACACATCTCAAAGGTCGATATTTTATCGGTCCGGGATTATCAATACACAACAATATCATAGAATATATTGTAAAAATTGGATTCGAAGTTGAAAAAGAACTCAGTTTCTTCAAACTTGCGTGTCCGTATATTATACATAGATAATTATACAGTAAAGGAGAAATTTATGTCAGAAGAAAATCAAACCCCAGCTCAGCCAGTAACCGGCGGTGAATCCGCACCTGTTTCGGACAACGATTTAAATCTTAGCGATCTTAACGCTATGAAGATGATTATCGATGTAGCCAGCACACGTGGTGCATTTAAACCAACTGAAATGGTTTTAGTTGGTCAGACTTATAATAAATTGCTGAATTTTTTAAATTCAGCGCAGAAAGGACCAACAAATGGTTGAACTTAAACATGTAGGTAAAGTCAAAGCCACAGGCAAAAAATGCCTTGTTGCTTACAGAACATTGCCCGGCGATGCATATCACGCCGTTATTATTCCAACTGAAAATTTACCGGACAGTTATCATGATGCTCTTATCCAGTTAGTTGAATCTAGTTCAGCACAAGATAGTATCGAGTTAGCTGATGTATTAAGTAGGTCTAGTTTTCCGGACGGATCAACTATGTTGTCTGCATTGCATACACAAGGCCGCATGGTTCGTGTTCCTACTAGTGCTATCTTGATGACTCCTACACTTAGTGAAAGTGTTAGTCTTGACGAGTTAAATTCGTTGATTGCAGAACAACGCGGTGTTGCTATAGATGATTTACATATTCAATCTTCTACTTCAAAGACTGAAATAAAAGAAATTGTAAAAGTAAAAGATATCACTCCGCCTAAAAACGAAGAACATATGACTACCGAAGAACGTGCTGCCAAGTATAGAAGCGAAGCAGATCGCTTGTATAAGGAAGCAGCTAAACTTAGAAAGATGGCTTTAGAGTTAGATCCTAAAGAAAAATGATTTTGAAAAAAACTTTGCCAAAAGAAATAATAGAACATTGGCCTGAAGTTTTTGGAGAGATTAATTTAAAAGTTATTCCAGTAAAATATCTAGACAGTGTTCTTGTGAATTTTAAAGATGGAAGAACTTGGCAGATACCGATACGTTCAAAAGTTAGAGGTAATGATACATCGAAAGTAGAAATTGAGCTTCAAGAGTTCTTTACTACCTACGACGATGTTATTAGTCATATTGATTTTAAACTGGACACAGAAAAAGTTAAAAAAGACATTTTAAAAATTACAGGTAAATTTTTAAAAAATAGAAAATTATGAAAATACGTCTAGTAAGTTATAGCCAACCAACTGTTGAATTTTACGAACAAGGAATCAATGATGCACAAGATCTTGTAGCATATTGTGCCAGGGTCAGTAATCCAGCTAATCAATTTAACACTGAGACCAGTGAAAAGTTGATTAGCTATTTGATCAAACACAAACATTGGTCACCTCTTGAGATGGTCAATATGTGTTTAGAAATTGAAACTACCCGTGATATTGCCCGTCAAATTTTACGTCACCGTAGCTTTAGTTTTCAAGAGTTCAGTCAGCGATATGCTGATCCAACGGCAGAGATGTCAAATGCTTTTGTGCTACGCGAAGCACGTTTTCAAGATACTAAGAATCGACAGAACAGTGTTGAGTTTGATATGGAAAATCAAGAACAAAAACTACTTGCCTACGAATGGGAACGTGCTCAGAAACGTGTTCTTTACTCTGTAGAAAAAGAATATAAATGGGCAATTGCCAACGGTATTGCTAAAGAACAAGCTCGTGCATTATTGCCGGAAGGACTTACAATGAGTCGTATGTATATGAACGGAACACTTCGGTCATGGATACATTATATTGAGTTACGAGCATCTAATGGCACACAGAAAGAGCACATGGAAATTGCTAAAGAATGTGCTGTTGCAATCAGCACAATATTTCCTCTAGCTAAAAAATTGCTTAGTGAGCAATAAATAATTTAGGATATGCTTTTTCAAACTGACTATGCAGCCATGCATAGTCATTTATTTTGGCTATTTTTAGTGTGTCTAAACTATTAGATAATGCATACTTATTACCAGCCTTGGCTCCTAATACTGCGTAACCCCCATTGGGTTTCGAGAGGCCCTTGGTCATCCACATTTGCAATCGTTCTTGGCTTTCAGCATCGTCCTGTAGTGTTAACTTAACTGCTTCTCTAAATGCACTGCGCCATGCTACATAAGGACTTGTTCCAATATAATGAATAGCAGTAACCTCAGGTAAAATTTTTATTTGATCGCTAAGACTTGTAGTAATATCAACCTTGCCTGTATGCTCTATATCAAATAAAAATTTTGGTAATAGTTTAATTCCACCATTGCCGTAGACTGCATCATTAATGTCATTTCTACTATGCCATATATGGACTACATCAAACTCTTGAGGGTTAACTGCATAGTTAAAATAAAATTGATCTGATATCAATACATCAGCATCAACTACCCAAAAATGTGAAGTTGTTGATTTAATTGCGGCAACTTTGTGGGCAGCATATATTCCCTTAACCCCGTCAATTCTGTGAACAAAAGGAAATCGATTTTTTAATAATTGAAAATGATTTTCAGCAAAGGATTCACCGCAACTTAGAAAAAAGATGTCATAATTTATAGGAGTATAAAAAACTGCACTAGTTGCAATAATTTTTTTGTTTTCAAATTCTCCATAGTTATCTTTTTTAAATTTGTATCTGTAAGGAATTAGATATAGTCCCTTAATACCATTGCTTTCAAATTGATGTATGTATATTTCTGTCGATTCTTCTACTTTATACTTTATGGTAAAATTTTTATCTAATATAATATCGTTGTCAATATACCAACAATATTTTAAAGAATAACAATCGTCGACAGAATCTACAGGGATCGCATTGGGATACTTTTCAAGTATCATTGATACAGTTTTAATGTTTTTTTGATAAAAAATATCAATCATTCTTTTTCCAAAAATCCATAATTTGATCTGCTAGAATTCTTAAACACACCTTTAAAGAATTTACTAGCATCTGCATCTAAGTTGCAAATTTCAAGATCTAATCTTTTCTGTAATTCATTACCATAAAAAACAATCTTAGCAGATAGCTCATTATCTGTCATGTCCTTAACTTCGGTATTCCAGAAATCTGTTAAGTATTCAAAGTCTCTAACTTGTATGTAATCCCAGTCAGTGCAATTGGTCATGTAGCATCCTTGACGGGCACCTAATATAGCCCACTCACCGTTGTCAGAGTCTTTACCAATGTTTAACCACACTAACAGTCGCTGCAGGTTTTTCCAATGTATGCTGGTCTTGAATGTTCTGTTTTCTAATCGAACACCTCGCTCTAGACTCATTTTAACACCTTCACGGAATCCTGCTCGCCATGCTTGAAAGGCGCTAGCGTTGTTATATACATCGCTAAAACAACTGTTCATCTGAATGTATTCTGCATCCCAACAAAAATCTACTTGTGCGTTGGGATCATCAGCGGGTGCGTTTTCATGTGTTTTCATGTCTAACAC